ATATATTTAAACTCTTTGCGAATAATATTTTTAATACCATCACTGGCACTAAGATTTGATAATTCAATTTCTACAGGACTATCATTGCTATCAGAGACAATTGCTTCATTTACAATATCTTCAATTGCACTATCTGCCTCTGGATGCAGACACATTTCACGATATCTACGAACTAAATCTTGTTCGTTTTTGTATACACCTTCAATATCTACGTATTGTCCGTAGAAACCACTGGAGATATAAAAATCTGATTTATCTTCGTCGTTAGAAGGTACTGGAGAAACAATGTTTTTACTTTTGTTTTCTCCAGCACTTGGTAACTTAAAGCCAAAGAGCTTTGCCATTGTATAATTCTTTTACTGCTATTATAGCACTATTTATCAACTTTGAACAGTACTTGGAATACTTGAAGGAGTACTACCTAGTATTGTCTTACCCTGGCCAGTCATTGAATCGAACCATTGGTATTCTAGTTCTACTGTAAACTCTTCAATTGCATCAGTATTCTCATAACTTAAATCTATTGAAGATACCGTAGTTGGGAATGCACCTCTGAATTGATATTCCTTAAGAACAGGAATAGCTTCTCCACTGGTATGCTGATCCATACTAGATCTACCAAGTTGTCTAACAACTAGATCTTTTTGATATGATGTTGGATTTGTTAATCCAGCATTATCCTCATGTTTATTCATGAGGTTCATCCATCTTTCAAATGAATCCCTTAGTTTGAAATCAACATCGTTGATAACTGTTATTGACCAAGGTTCAAATGTTCTGTCTCCAGCAATTTTTAATTGCCTTCCTCTAAATGGAATAGCAATATTGCTAATAGTTGATGCAGGAAGAGAAGCAGCTTTGACCATAAATCTTGCTCTCTCAGCTAAATCATTGTCATCGGCATTGTCTGGTGATGAACCTGAAGGCCAATACAATTCACATTCGAATAAATTAGACCTTGCACCTCCACCAATCAGTTTACCCTTGAATGCATCAAGGGTTCTATCTGCTGTACTTGGATTGTTTCTAGACATTAATTTTTCCTCTAATTAAACGTTTCCAACGACTTCTTCAAAACTAACACCAGTACGGGTAGCAACGAAGGTTAGACCGATGAAGTTGATTGATCTTGCAGGTTTGATAAAGATGTCAGCCTTAAACTGGTTAGCATCAATTATATCAGGAGTGTTGTTTGATTCATCGCAAACAACAACAAAATCAGTAATACCTCTCTTTGACTTAACATCACGTAGGTATGGTTCAACGATATTTACAAAATTGGATCTTGTAATAATATCATTAAATTCAAAGAGTTGTGCTCTTGCTGCTCTCTCAATTGTTCCTTCTATTGTTAGGAATAATCTACGAACATTGATTCTATCGAATGCAGACTGTACTCCAAGTCCAGTTCTATCTCCAAAAAGAATAATTCCAGCACCAGGTGAGAATACAACAGGGTTAATTCTCTTAGGATAAATTTGATCTCTTTGTGCTTGAGATGGATTATATGCTAACTTAATAGCACTATTGATTGCACCTCTTGCAGCACCAGCAGGTGAGAACCATGAATACTGATTTATCGAAGTTCTACACATTGCACCAGCAGTATCTGAGTTTAAAGCAATGTATCTAAACTGATTGTTAAATCTATCATAAACATATTTGTAACCAGAGTCAAATACAGCATAAGATGATGAAGCAATAGAATCATAGTAATTAATAATATTATCAGTTTGTGTATCAGAATCTGATATGTTTACAACTCCACCTTTATGTGGAGAAACGCAAGCAATACAATCTTTTCTTAATTCTGCAAGTGAGATTAGATAATTTGCTTTTGCTTGTGACTCCTGTACAGAAGCACCACCAGATGGTCCTTGAATTAGGAAATTGATGTCATACTCTGCTTGATTTTTGAATTTCTCATAACCACCTACAACATCTCCAAGAGTAGCACTATATCCACCAGTAGCAGAATAGTTTTCTCCACCTGTTAATTTATAAGTTTGATTACCATTTACAGAGTAATGAATTCCCTGTGCATTAGTATTCCAGTTACCAACACCCTTTTGAGTGTATGCATAACCACCAGCAGTACCAGTTAATCCAGAAGTCTCACCAGCACCAATGTGTCCAGCATAGACATATTCTGAAGTAGTTGCTACATAATCCTTCCAGTAGATGTTTTCTGATGGAGAAATCTTACCATCAAATGCCTTAGAAAGACCTGCAAACTTCTCAACAATGTTACCAGCAGTACCAGTTACATCTCCAGTGTCATCTATTACAACAACATGGATTTCATCATTCTTACCATTTCTATTTTTTGCGTACTCAGTAGTATCTGGTCTTGAAGCAATTGACTTCCAGTAGATAGTTACATTGTCTGAACCACCATCTTGAACACTGGTTAGCATTTTCTGCTCGTTGTACCAATCCTTAGATGTTGCTGAGTTAATAGCACCAGATTCTGCAGCACTTGTATCAAGAGTACCATCTAGTTTTACCACATTAATTGGGTTACTAGTTGTACTTGCCGTTGATACCTTACTGAAGGTAAATGCTTGAGTAGTACCAGCACCAACTGTAATGACTTGGCTTACAGTAACAGTACTTGCTCCTATAGCAACAACTGTTGTTCCTGCACCAACTCCAGTTCCAGTAACTGTAATGTAATTTCCTCCTACAATATCTGTATCGGGATTCATGTCAGCATCACCATCACCATTAAGATTGACTGTTGTTATACCAGTAATTGAAACATCATAGTCTTCACTGATAGTACCAACTGTTGCTCCTATACTAGTAGTAACTGTTGTGGATTCTGTTACTGTATCTTTAAATTCATTAACTCCACCAACCTTGTAGTCAACTTGACTAGAAACACCAGCAGCAGTTACTTGATCAACAACTTTAACAGCAACATAACCTGTTCCAACTTCAGTGATAACTCCTCTGAGGAATCCACTACTAAATTGACTTGTTGTACCAGCACCAGCAGTATCTCTACCTGCTAATGATTGAGTTACACCAGCACCTACTTTTAAACCAGATGTCTGTGAAGTTGTAATTATCTGATCAGCAAATCCATCAATTGTACATACTTTTAAATTATTTGCCCATCTACCTGGATCTCTGGCAGCCCAGTTCCAAGCAGTAGCTGTTTGATGATTATTAATATAATTCTCATATGATTCAATCTTTGTGCTTGAATCTCCATTATTATTTGCGTTATTCAAATTAGAGTTATCTGTTCTAACGACTCTTAAAACACCACCATAAGAAAGATAATTAGAAGCACTCATCCAATACTCATATTGTGAGTCTGTTGAAATGGGCTTACCAAATGTGTTTAATAGGTCTTGCTCCGTCTCAATTAAGATTGGAGTGTTAATTGGTCCCTTTTCAAAAGGGCCAGCGATTGCACCGACTTGTTCATTAGCAGCAGTAATACCACCAAGTGTTAAATCGACTTCTCTTACCTTAACGCCAGGTGAAACTAGGTTTAGCGTCATGTTTTTCCCTCTGAAGGTATCAATTTATCTAAAAATATTTATAAATTAAGATACCTTACATGCAAAGTTACATGTAATCCCACATGTATTCCATTCCACCACCCTTATCTCCATACTCATCTGTATACCATCGATCTCCTTCTGGATCTACAAATGACATATCATCAGTACCATCACTAATGAACCCAAAAGGTGCCATATCTTGTTCAATTTGATCTCGTTGATCCTCATATAATTTCTTTCTTACATCTTGATCCGTAAGTTCTTTAAAGTAATCTTGTTGAACTAACCAAGCATAGATTACCATACACATAGCAAGGTCATCATTACATCCATCCTCTGCTTCAAATGAATTACTTTTTTGAATAAAAGTGGTAAGTTCTGAAATAATATCCAAATCTTTGAATAGTACCTTATCGGACTCTACTACTTGCTTTAGGTTAAGTGATCCAATCTTCTTCACAGTCTTGGACATCTTTACACCCAACTGTGTCTTATTACCAGAGAATCCTTGACCTACTATCTGACCTGCTCTACCTCTCATAGAACACATAAGAAGATTCATATACTCTAAATCAAAGTTTAGAATAGCAGCAACCTGATCTCCTACATCATTTACTTCACATAATACAAACGCATTATTATAACCTCTTACTGTTTCGTATATGACATTCGGAAATAGCATAGGTTTTATTGTATTATTCCTATACTTTGCCACTACTTGATGTGGAAATTCAGTAATATCAATTACCACAAAGGCAGAATAATCTTCTCCTACACCCCTTGCTACATCAACAGTACACAAATAATCGTGTTTTTCTACTGGTGCTGCATATATGTCCAGTCCACAATTTGATGTTAATGGTTTCTCATATACCAATGCTCGAAGTTTTGCTGGAGATATAAGAGTATCAACAGATCCTAAGAACTCACACTCAAACTCAACCTTAAACTGTTGTTCTGATGTGTTCTTGATAGTTTGCTCCTTCCATGCAGCATCTCTATTAGGAACTTCAGACCAATGAACAGCAGTAGGAACATAATCACTCTCACCATTCTCTGCATCATGCCACATTCGGTAGAAATGATTCATACCTTTTGGCGTTGATACAATTATAATTTTAGTAGATGTACCAGATGAAATAGTAGGATATACTGAACTAAAGAAGTCATCTGCAATATGATTCGGTACGAAAGCAAATTCGTCTAAGAATATAATGTTAAAGGTCATACCTCGAACAGCAGCAGCAGATGTAGATGCTGCCATAATCTTAGAACCATTCTCTAATTCCAGACTACCCTTGTTCCATGTCAGAATACCTTGCTGCATCCATTTAGGAAGGTTCTCATAAGCAATCTGTAATCTACCAAGTAGATCTCGTGCAGTTGCTGCCTTGTTAGCAAGAATACCGATATTTACATTATCGTTGAATATTGCATAGTGTAACAAGTATGATACCGATGTTGTAGACTTACCAGTCTGTCGAGGCATCATACAAATATTAAATCTATTATCGTGGAATCTATTAATTAACTTCTCTTGAAACGGCCACATGTCAAATCCGACAAGACCCTCATCAACGTTTACAATCTTGATATATGTTCTTGCAAAATATACAGGATCATCTTTACATTTGATAAACTCGGATATTTGCTCTGCATTAAATTCAACTGGAGTATTTGCCTTTTTTAAATTAGGATTACCCAGATATATGTTATCAGTCATGATCTATTAACTCTCTCCAGCAAACATTAATGGTTTAGTTGGATCATTAGGTGCTGGATCAAAATATAATACCGTAGCGTTTGGATATACCTTTCTTACTTCAAAAGTAATTTCTGCTTTTGTTGGTCTAGTAAACTTAGGAAAAAACATGTGTAATTGAATTGGTTTTCCTCTCCAATTCAACATAATGCTATATGTCCTGCCTCTTTCTTGAATCCTAAGATAACCTTCATTAGTAGATCTTCTAGGAGAAGTACGTTTTTGGTGTTCCATATCAATTGAATCCTCTTTTTCTTTTTTAATCTTATTCACATGTGCGTCACTTGATAACGCATTATACATTTTAGTAATTTCTTCATCAGAAAGTTTTTTCTTTCTAGCTTCAGAAATCCATGTATGAAAAGTTTTCATTATCCTAGAACTTTTTACTATTTAGAATTATCTTGATCAATTCCATTTTTTAACAATTTTTGTAGTTCTGCAGTAGAACCAACAAATAAAGCATTATTTACAGTTGATGGTCCCTTTTTCTCTTCTGCATTTAATTCTTTTGTCTTTAATTGCAATTCAATTAATTTATCAGTTGTATCTGCAACATTCTTAAGTAATTGACTTACAACTTCATATGCTCTTGGTTGTTGACCTTCTTGTGCAACTTCCAAAATACTATCAAGTGCTTCTTGTCCTTTCTCGATTAATGAATAAAGATTACCTCTAGTATATTCATAATCACGAACAGAATCAGGTTTTTCCCGTTCTAATTTCTTAAGTTCCTTCTTTGATTCTTTAATGACATCTTTTGCTTGATCTACAACTTCAATGTCAAGAGATTCATTTATACTGTCAAACTTACTCATACGTCAACTCCTTTAGATGGACTATAGGTTTTACCATCCATAAAATCAAACCTATTTTCACTAAATCCGAAATCATCACCAAGGTCAAGGAGAGCATCATCTGATGCATTTATTGCATTAACTGCAGTTCCTTGATTGTGAGTATCAATAGTTGATCCATATTGACCTCTATTAACTAATAATGTATTTCCAGTAATCTTTCTGATATACATTGTTTCATTATCAATTTCAATATAAGTTTCAGCAACAAGACTTACTGCATCACCAACATCAAATTGAGTTTTCTTAGTATCAAGATTTGCAGCAAGAACTGTAGTTGCATCATCATTATAATCCTTAGTAGCAGTTGGTTCTGCAGTGTATCTAAGATCTCTAGAAGCAGTCCTTCTATTAGTAGTACGTGCAGCATAATCAACTTGAACTTTCTTAATAAGTCCTTCAGATGAAGTAGGAACTGGACCAAATAAGAATGTTTTTGCAGTAAAATCTAAATTATGAGTAATAACTCTTTTTTCTTCATATCCACTACCATAAGTATCATCAAATGAAAGATTATCTAATACCATAGGAATATCTCTTTTCTCTCCTATAGATGATACTAAATCAACAGTTAAATTAAATGATGGTTGGAAATAAGGAAGTATCTGTTCTATAATTTGTAAAGCATCTTCATTATATTGTGTCATTATGGATAAGTTGAATCCAATATTATAAGGAACTGGCATGAATACTTTCTTTGCAACTTTTGTTCCGCTAGTAGTTGCTGCTTTGAAAGTCTGCATTGTAGAAACTTTCCTAGAATTATCATAATTAATACTAGTCATTTCAAATGCTAGTCTAGGTAAAGTTATTGCTACTCTCTGTCTTAAATCTGGTTTTTGCTCTAATCTTGCAAGAAACTTTTCAACTGGACCATAAGCAATAGGAACTCTAACACTACTATGAACAGTGCCATCTGGTTTTTTATGTTGAATATCAATAGCATTAAAAAGAGTACCAAATGCTATGATAGTCTTCCTAATAATTTCGTGATAGTAATATTGTCCTAACATAATGTTGTGGTTTACTTATAATAACTATTTAGAACTCGCCAAATGGATTCGTTTCAGTAAAGTCTAGAATTGAGTCTGCTTCAGTCTCAAATGGAGTATTCTCATTAAATGTATCTTCCTCATCTTGATCTGATGTAGTCTTAACAATATACTTAGTATCACTTCCACCTAAAGTAGTTCCAATTCCTACAACTGCTTCTCCAGGAACGAAACTACCACTAGGTCTTGTAACTTTAAGTATTCTTTCATCATAATCCCAACTTTGTACATGAGCAGTTGTTCCAGAACTAACTCCTCTAACAAGTTCCTTATATTGGTAATTTCCTGTTGCAAATCCTGCAGCAGCAGGTGGATCTATTATTATTGTTGGTGATACAGTATATCCTGCACCAGCATTACTGAATCTGATTGCAGCAACCTCAT